TTACACTCAATAACTCTAATTGTCTATTTAATGATACTTTATTATTAGCTTGGCTATCAATCATCTCTTTTTTAATCGATAAGTCCAAGTGTAAAAGAGTGTAAAGAATGTCGTAGTAAAAAAAGTGATTTATTAGTAGAGAAGCTCGTATATTAGGGGATTCGTGATGCTTTTGTGTGACATTTTAAGAGTTTGACACTTTATACATTTCTTTTAAAATTTTAAACACTCATTTAACAGATGTTAAACAAGCATTTTACAAGTGTTAAATTTAGTAGTTGGTGATAAATACTTCATTTACTTTTTTAATTTTTCCATGAACATTTTTTCCTAGTGTATATTCAATCTCTTTACTGCTGACTATTTTAAAATCTTTATAAAGTTCTCTTACTAGATCACAATCGTTATATGAAAGTAAAAACTTACCTTTTGTTTTTGACAAAGTTTGAGCCAATAATTTATGCTCTTCTTTCCCAAAGTCTCCAGTGTTTTTATAGTAGTTTTCTGTAGCAACATAAGGAGGGTCACAATAGAAAAAACTCTCCTCTTTGTCATAGAGACTTATAAGCTCAAAAAAAGACTTATTTTCTATCGTTACATACTTTAATCTCTTTGACCAATTCATGAAAGACTTATAGATATTTTTTGGCTTTCTTCCTGCCTTTGCTGACATGGCAAAGTTATCTCCTTTTGAGCCAAAACTTTGGGTTAATCTATAGAGATAAAAAGAAGCTTTTTCTATATGATTTCTCGGCTTCATTCTATTTGTTTTAATATCATCAAATATCTCTCTGCTAATCAATAAATTATGTAAAAACATAGATAAGGTTTGAGGATTATTTCTGATAGCTCTATGAAGATTAATTAACTCTCCATTTATATCATTAACAACTTCTATTTTAGAAGGCTCTTTTGCATATAAGACATTTAAAGCACCACCAAAGACTTCTATATACATAGTATGCTTTGGTATCATCTCGACAATATCTTTAGCAAGTTTTGACTTGCCACCTACCCATCCAAATACAGGACGCAATTTTTTATATTTCATTTATACTCCAAAAGTATGACAATTTGCACTATTTATCCTAGATAAAAGTGCTTATGCCTTAAAATCTATACTTACTCTAAATCCTCTTCTATCTACTGTTGTTGATACTCTTTCCATAGTATATTCTCCGTCATCTTGCTTTGAATTAATAATAAACATTTTTGACCCTGCCGAAAAGTATTCGCCCTTTTTGCTAAGGCTTCCTTCTTTCGTGCCTCTTTTCGTCTTGGCTAACTCTCCCTTGGCTACAAGTAAAGCTTCTGCTTCAGACGAGAAAGAACCCCTTTGTGTAAGCGTAGGTTCTCCCCCTCCTGCTGTTACAGATAAAGTCATGTTCTCTTTGGTATCTCTCCATGTAGCTTTACAAGAACCATACTCTTTTCTGCTAATTCTTTCTATCTCCCAAGGAAAACACTCATCTAAATCCATAGTAAAAATTGGCAAGTTTACATCTCTTTTGATGAAGATAAGCGTATTGTTTTTAATAGCAAAAAGTGCATCATACTTATCGGCTAGACGATTGAGCATGTGCATATTGCTTTCTTTGTCCTGTACTAAGTTTGTATAGGACAAATTCTCAAAATCAAACTTCACTTCTAGACCATGTTCCTTGGCTACTTTAGCTACTAAATCCCCTAAAGTAATCTCAAAATGATTTGTATTTTTTTTGCTTTTTAATGACTTCGTAAAGTTTGCCGATGTGGCTTTAATCATGAGCATATTAAGATGATTTGTTTTCGTAGAAGAAACTAAGTATAAGCCGTAATATTTTTTTGCTATCCATATCTCTATAGCATCTTCTATCGCAGGTCTTTTGATGGCATTAGTAAGCGATATATTAAGCTCGTCCGATTGTGTTCCTGCATTATCTACAATGCTAAGACTTGTAAAATGTTCTTTAAATTTTACGCTTATATCTTTGCCATTTACGACTACTTTAATATCTACCATAATGCTTGTAAATTCTCTTGTGAATAGGTTTTTAATATAGGCTTAACATCTACTAAATAGACAATGTCATTCTCTTCTAAATGTATCTTGTTTGATAGCTTTGTATTAAGCTCTAAAAGCTCTTCAAATAGAGATAAATCTCCATATATTTTATAGACTACTTCATCCAATCGCTGAGAAAAAGGAACTAAATATTGATTGCTCATAATAATATCTTTCTAAATTTACTGTAAATTTTCGTTTGAGTGCTGCACCACCAACTAGAAATCTGCTACTTTCTACTTCTATAGCATCTATAATGACCCAATAGGCAAAACCAGACCCAAGCACAAGCAACACAGGCACTTTCGTCTTTGCTAAGTCTTTTAGACTATCCAAAGAATGAATGTCTTGCAAAATAAGCGTCCCCTTCATACTAAAGCACTCTTCATACTTGCCTATTGCCTCATGTTGTATGAAGTTTTGAGCCTTCCTATGCTTGGCATAAGTGAGCTTTAGTTTCTCGTTAAAATCTTGAAATCCGTTCTTATTTACTTCAAAATAGAAGCCTCCCAACATGGCTAACATCTCTACTCCTCATCTTCAAATTTTGTATTTGTCTTTGAATTATTAATACCTGCATAGACAGCTGCTTCTGTAGTATTGGCTATTTCTTGCGTAGGCACTTGCCCATCGACAGAATTGACTGTGATATTAATAGGAGCATTGACCGTCACATCGTTATTTGTTGTTTTAGAAACAGGGTTAGGTTTAGAAAGAGACGAAAGCTGAGAAGCCAAAGAAAATGTATTTGAAAGTGGCTTACTTGATGTGTCTTTCCACGCATCTTTACGCCCTTGTGCTTCTACTGCTTGAGACGCAGAAACTGTTTGTAAGGCTTTAGGTTTATTCTCTTCTTTTTTATATTGAGCTATGAGCTTATTATCTCTGCCAAGATTTCCATCTTTTTCTTGTGTCTCTTTATAGAGATTATATGCTCCATAGGCTGCAACAGTAGTCATCACTGCACCCAATACAATAGGATTGGCTAAAGCAAAACGAGATAGCACAGAAAGCATCCCTTTAAATTTTCCAACTAAAGAAGTCTTTTTTGGCATCTGTACACCCATTTTTGCCATAAAGCTCTTCCCTGCCAAGGCATTTAATCCTGTACTCACAGTTCGTATTGCCTTAGAAGTACTTTTGCTTTTTCCTGTCAATAATGAAAATGCAGCTATTGCTAAGCGAACTACCCCTGAAAGTGGCTTAAATGCAAAAGCCAATGCCGACACAGCCAAAGACCCTGCCGTAAAAACAGCCAATCCAGCACCCAAGCTAGTAGTGACAGCCACAATAGTATCCACCGTTCCCTCGTTTGCATCCATCCATGCCATGGTTTTACTTGTTATATCTCCGATAGTATTGGCAAGGCTCAAAGCCATAGGTGCAAACTTCGCACCTATCGCCGTAAAAAGCATATCCGTCTTTTGCTTCAATAGCTCAAACTCATGCCCTTTGTTCATCGCCAATGCCATTTTTTTTACATCTTTAGTACCACTTTGCATAGTCTTTGAAAGTCTTTTTTGTGAAGCTGTTAGATTGTCCGTTTCATCATAGAGTGCCGTGATATAAGCCATTGCTTCGTCTGTACCAAACGCTTTTTTAAGTTCAGACTTTTCCATGTCATCAAGCGTCTTCCCATACTTCTTTTTCAGTATATCTAATATCTTAGGCGTAGAAAGAAGTTGATTGTTAGAATCCAAAAAACTAAGTTTTAATTTTTCACTTGCACTCACGGCTGCAGTAATAAAAGCCTTATACTTCGTCGCTGCTTCACTTCCACTCATGGATTTTTGAAGCGTACCCAATATTGCCAATTGCTCTGCTAAAGGTACATTAGAAGTAGTAGCCGTTGCACCCAGTGCTTCTATAGCAGACTGCATCTGCCCACCATTTGTCTTAAACTCTTTTACTGCTCCTGCTATACCTGCCGAAAAGTACTCTCCAAACTTTATATCTTTTGCTTCTTGGCTTAATCCCTTCCAATTTTGCATAGTCTTTGCTTGAAGTGCATCAAACTGTTTATTAAAAATCCCATAGCCAGTGGCAAAAAATGAGGTCATTTGCTCGGTCGTACTTTTTGTAGCCTTTCCTGTCATCGCTGCCAAAGCCGTAAACTTCGCTACACCCACATCAGACAAAGAAGAGATACCCGATTTAATATCATAAGAAGCCCTTACGAAATCTGCTTGACTTGTCCCTGAAAATGTACTAGAAAAAGCTCTAGCCTCTGCTGTGATAGCTTTAATCCCCTTGGCATTAACACCCAAAGACTGCACTTCTCCTTGTGCCTTTGCTAAGTCTTGATACTTACTTACCATTGAGCCAATGGCAGTTCCCATAGCTCCAAGCCCAGCAACGCCCACAGCTCCCATCTTCGCCGTAGTCTTTGCTATTTTGCTAGTCTTTGCTTCAAAGGTATCTAGCTTTCCTTCTATTCTACTAAGTACAGGAGAGAGTTTATCTTTGCCTTGTAGGGTAACACTTACTTTCATTGCTTTCATGACTTCTCCTTTTTTGTACACTATTAAACACTATGTAAAAGCCTTTTAAAAGGTCTTTACATAGGCTTCAAACCTATGCTTCTTCTATTGTCTTTGTATGCAATTGATTGTGTACGCTTACGCACATCTCATATTCTTGCAACAACTCATCAAGTGTAAACTCAAAAATCTCTTCTCTACTCCAATGGGCAAAATGCCCAATGAAGATGATATGTTCTAAATAATCACGAATCTTGAAACAGCGTACTTTCCCCACGCTTCTTGTATAAGCTCATATTGGTCTTTATCCAAATTTTCCAAATCAGAAATGCTCGCACGCGTAAGATTAGAAAGCATCCAAATTTCTTTATCCATTTCATCGCCACTGTATTTATCCATGTTACGCATATCTTTAATCTTAGGCTTCCTGATAGTTAGTTCTGTAACTTCTGAACCTTTAATGCTCACAGCATAATCAAATGTAACCGTAAGCTCTTTAGCTAAAGTTTCTCTCTTCTTAGCCATTTTCTTTTCCATATCTCTATCCTCCAATAATTCGTCTAACTTTTTCTAGATGGTCAACGCCACCGACTTTTGCGATATTGTTCTTAAAGTCTATATGATAGACTTCTGTACCATTGACAGAATGAAAGGCTCTATTGATAGAGATTTTAATAACAATCTCTTTCTTGGCTTTTCTCTCGCTGTCTGAACCTTCTACATCTAAGATGCCTTTGAACTCATACAAGCCTTCTCTTGCTTCTGAACCTTCTTTAACAGCTTCTACAAAATCTACTTCCCCATCATTCAGCTTAGATATTTCTTCATAAAAATGCAAGTCTTCTCTCAAAATGGTAAAAGAAGCCTCCATTTTTTCAAATTGTCCGATGCTAATCTCATAGTCTCCTGCTCCAGAGCTATGCCCCTCTTTGACTTGTGTCAAATTGGGTACAGATACTTTGTTCGCCGTGCCTACTTGTCCTATGCCTTTGATGAAAATATCAAAATCAGCTACTATTTCTATAGTTTTTTTCCCCATGCTATGCTCCTTATGCTGCTGCTAAAATTTCGTAGAGTACAGGCGTATATTTATCTACTCTATTAAATGTAACCATGATGAGCCGTGGGCTTGGCATCTCTTGTGCATCTATAATAAAATAGAATTCCCCTTTGGTAATAGCCGTAGCTGTGGTGCGTTCTGTATCAAGTCTTACTTCAAAGCCCAGCATAATCTCTTGCCCCACCAAGTCAGCCATGAAACTTCTAAGTGACTTCTTAGCACTTCGTAATTCACTAATGCCTTTGTCAATAGCATAGAACACTCCCTCAATGACAGCTTCACTTGCCTTGTCAAAGATACGAATACGCCGTGCATCTTGCCACATTGCATCAACTGAACAAGTAGAATATTCCCAAGACCTAAAGCCCTTGTGAAAAATCATAGAAGTGATTTGATTAACAGTTAAGTCATCGGTATCATCTCCTTGTCCCATGATGAAATCACTAGGACTTTTTACAGATGAAATAGGCAAAATAAAGTTAGAAATAGAACGAGACCAACCTAAACCATCTACATCGCCATCTCTTACAACTCTAGCCCAAGCCATCAACGCAGCACCGTCATATTCAATACCATTGGCAATGCCAGAAGTCTTAATAGGAGTGAGCCTATCTGAACCAAAAGCATTTCTACGCGTAATGGCTTCGGCATTCGTCGTAGCATTTAAGTCAATAAAACATCTCCCTGCAAATTTTTCGGATACAGAAATAAGAGCATTCCCAATATCCACATCAAAAGCAAAATCAGGAGCGATGATAATATCTGGCTTATATCCTGTAAGCGAAGGGGCAGATTTAATGAGGTCAATCGCTGTGAGTACATTGGCTTTTGTCCCTGCATTATCTACGCCTTCTTGCATCACAGATAAGACAATAGGAGCTGTAGCATTGTACAGCTCTCCTAGTTTTAGATACTTCAACGCCGTACCATCTACACTGGTCACACTCTTAGCTTCCATATCCAACAAAGCATCTTTTAGCCCATCATAGCCATGCAACCCTACACTAAGCTGTGTAGCAGAAGTCACAACTATAGCGATAGGAATAGTAGAAATGATACTAATCGGTCTAGCAGCATTAGATACATAAGTAGCAACTACGCCTCTTTTAATACTCATTTTCGCCACCTTTATTTATTTTTTTAAATACAGCCATCGCGTCAATAGGCTCTTTTGTCATAAACCGTACTACAAAGTTAATGCCTGAGTGCAGAGCTACAACAAGACCTATGTTGTCACCCAGCAAGGCTTTCGTAGTAGCATCGCCTAAAACAGCCGTAAGTACAACAGAAAGTAAGTAGAGAACATTTACCCAAAGTGTTTTACTTTTTAAAGGACTTTTACTCTGCATACCTATCTCCTTGAAATCTAGCTTTTAAATATTTCAAGATAGTTTCAATTGCCCAATTGACATCAGAACTAGAAAAAGAAAATTTATTTTTTATCTCTTTAAAAACATAAGCCTTTTTCTCTTCCCCTGTTTTCTTTGAGTTAAACATTTCTTTAACAAGCTTTTGAGTAAAGGCTATCATTTCTTTACTTGTAAAAAATGTAATGATTTTCATCATTAAGAATGTATATATCTTTTTCATTATGCTTCCTCCTCCACTTTTGGCGTAAATACGCCATCTACAACTTGCTCTTGCGTACAGGCACTGCCACCATCACCCAAGCTATAACACTCGGTAATGTCTCCGTCACCATTGGTGATATACACATTTCCATCTCCTGAATTAGTCACATTTGTGATAATCGGATTAGACTGAGAAGACGAAGTACTTCCTTGTCCTTCTCCTCCACAGGCACTCATTATCAAAGCCGAAGCCATTACAATTAACATTAACATGATTTTTTGCATGTATTATCCTTTAAATTATTTACAATATTAAGCCAAAGTCTAGGCTTATTATTGGTTTGGTAAGCGATTTTGTGCCAAAGCCTCACGCCACTTACAAGGCTTACTCTTGTAAATGTTCCTACGGAGGATTTTCTTAGAATTTCATCAAAATATCTATCTGCTTTTACATACTTTTCTTTTTGACAAAGATAATCATGTATTACACAAGCAGTACGGTATCTCGGAGAAAAAGGAGGGAATACTGTCCAAAAAATTCGTGGTATCGTTGCCCCATTGCTTTCATAGCCTTTTTTAATACAAACATCTTTATATATATAAGGGATATTAACAACAATAGTTCCTTTGCTCGTTGGCTGTGTAGTGATTTGTATAAATGTATGCATGGTTAATCTCCTAGCTTTATTTTTTTTATATTCTCAATTTGCACATTGCCATTGGCAAAAATAAACCAATATCCCAACGCATAGATAGAGGGTATTTGCTTAAAGCCCAAGCAATGCCAAAAGCTCTGCTTCTGTAGCCATGACAATAGTTTCAGCATCTGCCGAGCTAACTTTCTCTAAAATCTCTTTTGCTTTCGTAAATTGTTTAGACACTATAAGTGCAGATATATAAGTCCGTACTGTACCCATGCGAATAATTGCCAAATTATTTTTAGGTATCCACGCATTGGCTTTGCTAAGAATACTCA